AGCAGGTGGTCAGCCATGAAGGTCAAGAATACAATGACCCCCATGGTCTTCAAACTCAAAGAGTATTGGAGACTAAGGGATTCTCATCCCCCGGGTTAGACTTTGTATTGACCGGCTACAGTTCAGTACTGTGGTCCTTTCATAAAGAAAGGTCGACTCATATCACGAAGATATGGAGTCGCCATAGTATTGACAGTCGGATGAGACGTTTTAGTAGGCTGTTTATAGGCATACTCAAGCATCTCTACCTCATGAAGCAATTTATACGCTTCGTCTAAGGTTGTCTTTTGAGTCTTAGCATGATAAACTAGAGTATTCTCTACTTTATCTTCTATCTCAAAAGGATCAATGATTTTACTATTACGATTATCGATAATAGCATCCTCCAATCATCCAGTAATGGATGCAAGAAGGATTTCATCTTTGAAACCTGAGACTACTAGGGACTTGGCCCAAGACTCGGTGTAACCTGAGTATTTCTCAGATAACATACGGATCTTATAAAGGGCGTCTTGAAGAACCCCAGCAACTACTAGTTGCTCGGATTCGTCAAATCACTCTTGACGAGCCTCGTCCCCAGGAAGCAATAAATCAACATCCACTCCGTGGATCAGATCTCTAGCCTTAGTCAATAATGAACGAGTGGGCACTGAAAAGTTTTCAGTATCCATGTCTCACAAACAACCCTTTCGGGGGTTTACGAGACTCTTCATTATTAAACTATGCTCTATGTTTTTACATAGACCTAGTATACTAAAGCTAGATACCATCAAGGAGAAATCCTTGAAACTAAAACCTGTCTTGAAGTTATTCAAGGCGGTGGTTATAGTCTCAAGATTATTCAAGTATCCCAATTGGATTCACTTGTAAACAGAGTTTACTCGTGAAGACAATGAGGTACATGAATTTATCTGGGAGTAGGTAATCCCACTCACCAGATCATCCCCAAAGACCGTTCTCTTAGCAAATTCAAACACTGGACGTGATGGAGAGGAAATAGATTTAGATAAATTAATCTCTAAACCTAATCCCTTCATCACATCCAGGTAGATTTTGGCTAAGGGTGCATGAAAGATGACTATGTCATCTCCAAGGACCTCGTATCGCTCTTCTCACTTTCCTCTAGGGCCTGAGAATATACTATTATCAGGATCCAGAAGGAAAGAGCAGTATTGCATAATTCAATGATGAGTTATAGCAAGACCCGCTCAAGAAGAAAGACACCCCATTGGTTGACCCACGGCGTAATTAAAAACATTTGAATGAGTTTTTAATTCATCAAATTTGTCTTTTACGTGATGAGTGAATGAGAAATCTCGTTCAACCATCACTTTACGCCAAGCGTCTGCCAAGCCGGGTATCTTAAACAGGGACTCAATTATGGCCCCTGTTAACGATACTGGCAACCGATCCGTAGCAGCAGACAAATCAAAACTAAAAGCTTGATTTGCTGCTTTGGCTTTGACGGTGCATCTAGTTACAGACGCATCCTGATCAAACGTTCCGTCATTAGGAAGCTGTTTCAAAATCTTGAATAACCCAAGATGTAATGGTTTCATTACACTTTGAGTTATGGAATCGACAAGGGCGAAGACCCTTATCTTTCCAGCAGCCTCCTCTTTAATCGCAAACTGACCGAATGGACACTCCATAGATTTCTTGAAGGGTAAAGACTCTTCAGGAAGATCTTCAATTATTTGACGAGCGTCATCAAGACGTGTCAAAAATTGAAGAGTGTTCCAGACAGTACCTACTACACTCAAATAACTTAAAATATTTGAGTATACCTTATCACCCCGTGGGTCAGACAATAATAAATATATGTCTGAGAGCAAGCCTCGTGACGAATTAACG